TACCCAAGTGTACCCTGATTCCGAGTTGGAGCACAATGCGCTCATCGAAGTCAGCGTGAGCATCTCCAAGTCGAACAAGGTAGCCGATTTTCTCCGCACCCAGATCTCATTTGCCTCAACACCGAACGACGTTGGCTCAATGCTGCATGAGATAAAGTGCTTCGTTAATAGCCTGTAACTTAAATACCACCCACATGACATGGATACTACCACGCAACTTAACCACATCAGCCTGTGCGCCGGATACGGAGGCATTGATCTCGGACTCAAACGTGTTATCTCAAATTTGCGAACAATCGCTGTTAGTGAGATCGAAGCCTTTGCCTGCGCGAACTTGGTCGCAAAAATGGAGGCGGGACTCATGGACGCAGCACCTATCTGGACGGATCTTAAAACATTCCCATACGCCGAGTTTTCTGGCAGAGTGGATATCCTCTCTGGAGGCTACCCCTGCCAGCCCTTCTCCGGCGCCGGAAAGCGACTCGGCAAAAACGACCCCCGCCACCTGTGGCCATGGATTGCAGATGGAATTGCTGCAATGCGACCCAGCCTATGTTTCTTTGAAAACGTCGAGGGACATATCACGTTGGGCTTGCCCGACGTCATCGAAGACCTGGGACGATTGGGTTACCGAGCAACGTAGGGCATATTCTCAGCGAGCGAATGCGGCGCTCCTCATCGCCGGAAGCGAGTCTTCATCCTGGCCCACCGCAATGGCGCGGGACTGGAAGGGCTGCTCTCCGAACTCGCACACTCGCAAAGATGGCAAGAGTCGATGCGATCAATTACCGGAAGCGGTCAATTCAGTAGAGATGGGCAATTGGCCAACCCCCTGTGCGATGGAAGCGGAGAAAGCGGGGTTGTTCAACAAGGGACAGATGGGCCAAAGTCTTTCAGCAATGGCACGACGCGGGGAACTTGGCCAGCCCGCCCCGGCCATGCCCAGTTCAGTTGGGAACCACTTAGAGTCGTGGGCCACTCCAAGAGCAGGGAAGACAACGGACGAGAATCCTGCAACGTGGGCATTGAGACAAGCAGCTGGAGCAGTAGCAACGATGCCACTAACGCTGCAAGTGAAGGCCTGGGCGACACCAAAAGCCTCGGATCCACAGCACGCAGGCCCAAACATGAGGGACTCGGCGGGGAACTATGCGCTGCCGGCACAAGCAGTCAGGGAGTCCTGGGCTACTCTGCAAGCCAAGGATCACAAGAGCGGTCACCGGGATGCGTCGATAGTGCAGTACAAGCAACTGAATGTGGAGGTCGAAGCAACCTCAACGGGCAAACTGAATCCCCGTTGGGTGGAGACTCTGATGGGTCTTCCGGTGGGATGGACTATGCCGAGTTGTGTGAATCCTGTGACAATAGAACTGACGAACTCCGACTACTCGGAAACGGAGTCGTCCCCGCCACAGCAGCCCTCGCTTTCAGAACTCTCCTTCAGCAACTCCTAACCAACTAAACTACCATGGATCCGTACGTCAAACTATTCGTCGTCAAGTGTGAGCAATTGCAGAGTGAAAACCGTGAGCTTCAAATCAAGCTTTCTAGACTTGAAAAAGAGTATGCCGAACTGCTCGAATGGGCCAAGAACCTTGAGCAAGTTTGCTCGCGTGAGCAGCTGACCGAGGCCGATATGCTAAATAAAAACATATCGTAAACCGCTGCAATTTAAGCAGCTTTAGAACTGATCTTGTTTTGGAGTGATTTCTTCCTTGCACGCAACTGCACGCAATGCCAGTTTAGTGGCGTCACTCCAACACATGATCTCAAACGCACGCTCCCTCGCTATCCACCTTTCCTCTTTTGAGGTACTGGCCGGCGCCTCCACCACACTCGTCCAGATCGCCCAAGCTAAGCGGTCTGGTCTGCTGTTCCGCGAGCAAGCCATCACGGCTGCACGCCTTCTTATCTGGTCGAAGCTAGAGACCAGCCCAATGGGCGCTGGTAATCGCGCCCGCCGCCGGGCTCCTAAGCCGGCTCGAATTTCCCACTTTAGCACGGCTGACCACGAAAGTGAGTTAGCCATGTTCAACAAAAAAGACCGCAACTACCATGACTAAACGAAGAACACAAAAAGCCGCGGTGCGCTCCCTGCGCGTCCGCTTGTGCAATGGGCCTACCATTGCACAGGAAACCAACAACACGATTAACGTCTGGCGCCAATCCGGTATCTCGGTTGGCAAGATCTTAGACCGCCTGGTCGCCTTTGCCCAAGTCAGAGGTTGGAAATTACTATAACCTTTCCTTATACCACAATGAATAAAATGCTCATCGACTACATCCGCCCAGACGGGCAATTTGAAACTGCCAACGGCACGTTCTTCGTGTTTGTTTACGAGTTTGCTGGTGGCGTGCTTGGCACAGCCAACCATAAGACTGCCAACTCCCCCTTCGCCGTAGGCCAAGAGGTCTACGTCGAGGTAGTGGGCCAGTCACCCAAGGGAGTCAGCAAGCTTAAGCTGTCAAAAAACCCACCTGACCCCCGCTTTGCCGCCGCGGCGCCGGCTGCTCCAGCTGCTGCTGCTACGCCAGTAACTCGGTCATTTGCGCCAATCCCCAAGCCAGGCGCACCGTCCGCCAGTTTAGGCACGATGCACCCTGCCACAGCAGGCATGGCAGTTAAGGAGGCTTGCGCTTTGATCGGTGCCAATGGCTCGTTGGAGTTGGCTTATTTAGCCGGCAATGAGTTTGCAGAGCAGCTATTTGCTGTTGCCCGCAACATCACTCGCGTAGCTATCCGGCTAGAAGGTTCTGCCACCCCGCCCGCTGCCGCGGCGCCGGCTGCTCAAGCTCCTAAGCCAGCTGCTAGACCAGATTCCGCATCTGCACCGCGCCCCAAGCCCGGCCCAGTTGAAGTGATCAACGACGAAGACGTTCCGTTCTAAAGATGAAACAAAGCGAAAAACTCTTTGAAGCTCTGTCCGCTCGCGCTGCCAAGTTGGGCCGCCGGCTCAACAAGCGTGAGTGGTTTGAGAGCGTCGATGCGTTCTTCGCTAGCCAAAAGCGCCGGGGTGGGACTGCAATCCATCCCGACGCCGAGGCAATTTACCTCGCTTACCCCCGCCACGTTGGCAGGGAGCTAGCCCTCCGAGCCATCAGCAATGCCATTGACCGGGCTGGTGGTGATTCCGACTCCATCATGGAGGCGACCGGCGCCTACTGTGCCGCGGTTAAAACCTGGCCCAAGGCATATCGATTTAAGAAAGATTTCAACAGCGACACCACTTTTGATCAGGTGCCGCACCCCTCGTCCTGGTATAACGCTGGCCGGCATCTAGATGACCGAGCCAACTGGCCAGTCTACGGTAAACGCTCACCCATTGCCGCCCCGGTTGCCGGCGAGCCATCTAACTGGCGCGAATATCTGCTAGACCAGATGCCGGATTGCGTGTACATCAAGACCCACACCGAGTGGGCTGCTATAGATCTAGATCTTCAGCAGTACATCATGCAGAAAATGAAATCATGGAAACCAGGAACCTAAATGGAGCCAGCACCGAAATCGACCTCTCACAGAGGTTCCCCCAAGCTTCAACCAGCTTCCTCCGACTTAATGGATTTGCCAACATCCCCCCAGCCTCCGCCATTGAAACTCGGCCACTACCGGCTAGTAGTCCAGCACCCACTCCCGTCCCTAAACGCCGTCCTAGCGCTAGGGCATTGGCAACGGCTCAAACTAAAGAAGGGAATCCAGGCTTCTATGTTGTCCGCGTTACGAGCTTCCGAACAAGACTCCTCGACACCGATAACCTCGTACCCAAGTGGCACGTTGACGCACTCCGCTACGCTGGCATCCTACCTAGCGATGCGCCAGACCGAGCGCGAATTGAAACGAGCCAACAAAAAGTCAAAACCAAAGCGGAAGAAAAGACGGAGATTGAAATCCTGATCACTTAGCCGGCTGCCATTCTTCCTTTTCGTCGTCGTCGTCATCATCCTCTATGGCTTCGCTGGCCTGGCGATCAAGCAGCCGAGCGATTGATGCTATGTGCGCTTCTACTGTTTCAAGTGTGGTTTTATCGGAAAACTCACAGACATAAGTATAATTGCGCTCATTCCCAGTCTCCCCACTCCGGGTTTCGACTGTGATCTCGGCCCGCATTAGGAGGCGATGACGTAGCGGGCAGTAGATTGGATCTTGTTGTTTTTAAGAGCAACTCCCTTGAGGAGTTTGACTCTGCCAGCTTTTATCTCATTAGCTAGAAACGCTTGCGTCTGGGTGCGCGAGCAAGAAACACACGCGGATTTACGCAACGCCATGATCTGTTCAATGGTGAGTGCGTCCGGTGGGAACAAAGTTTCCTTGCGCCTGATTTCGGCGGCAAACATTGCAATCCAATTGCTGTCAGTAGCTTTTGATTTCTGTTGCGGCATAGAATCGTCCTCCGATGTTGCGTGTCTGGAATAGCTGGTAAGTCCCATCTGGAAATAATACGCCGTACGCCCAGCCCTGAGCCCACCTTAATTTGGCGGTCTTGCGGTTAATGTAGCCCATGTCCCTTCTGCACAAACAGCCAATTGACCTAGCTTCCGCCGGTTCCCTGCTGGCTACAGGTGCGCTCTCAATGGTGTGGACATGGCCAAAAGCACAGTTCCCAAAGATATTGGCGTGCATCCTGGCGGCGCCGACGCCGGCATGGTAGCCATGCAGGACGGTGAGTTTGCCAAGCTCGTAGATCCCTGTTTCTGCATCGTACGGTAGCATGGTGGCACCCAGCCTACGCATCAATGCCTCCAGCCGTTTAATGCCATCTGCTGCGTAATCCCTCAACAAGCCGGTAGCGGACTCACGAAAATCCCAAAGTCGCTCGTCGTGATTGCCGCGAAGGAACACGCGAGTTGTTCCGCCATCAAAGAAACGCTCTAAGAATCGAGTACCCCAGTCCCAGTCATCCTGTAAAGAGGCGGCCTTTTCGTCGTCCGATGCCCCCTTGCGGAGATTCCGAAAATCAAAGCAGTCGCCCGCATGGATCCTAATGGTTGGCTGGTAGTCTTTTATGAAATTAAACAACGCTTCCGTTGCTGTTGGATCGGCTTGGTCGCCGTGATTGTCCGAGCAAATAACAAAGCGACGAGGCGTAGGTTTCATGTAATGATCACGGTTTCTGAACAGCTGAAAGCACCCAGGAGATAAACCCACCCAATGCGCCGGCCACAGCAGCTGCTGCACTCAGCACCCAGAGAGCGCCCCGGCGTTGCGCCGCCTCCGCGGCTTGCTCGCTGATAATGACGTTTACCCTGGCCTCGACGGCATCAAGCCGGCCAACAATACCGCTATGTCCCATGGCGTGGTCTCCGATGATGGCTCGCTCAATGCGATCAAGCTGTGACCGGATCGTGATTAAGTCAGCGTCATCGTTGAGGTTCATTTCTTCGGGGCGACGTAGCCGCGTTGGTAGCGTTGACCTAACCAGAAGTAACCTACGCTAAAGCAGAACGTGAGGATCTCAGCGTCCAAGGTGTTTTGGCCAAGTTCGCTAGAGGTAAAGTAGATCTTAGCCACCAGCCAGAACGAGACCAGCACCATGAGTGGGCGCACCAGCTTGATCATAATCTCGGTCAATCCGTACGCACAAGTCAGCCAGGCTGGAGATGTGGAGCCGGGCTTCCAGGTGGACTCAAGCGAACCTTGGGCCTTGACGAATGCCTCCAGTTGCTTCTCCTCAATCTTGATCTCCGAAAGCGCACGAAGCTCTTCGATCTTCATCTGGGATTCGGCCTTTGCCCGGCGGATAGCAAACCATTCCTGGGCAAACTGCATACCGCCCGAAAGCAGGGTGCCGCCGACGGCAGAGGTGAGAAAGGCGATGAGGCTCATTGGTGTTATGGGTTAAGGGATGCGGCTTGGATAAAGTAGGAATTGACCTCGGCCTCGGTCTTGTTTAGTGCAACCGCAAGCCCGGCAATGGTCGGACTGTTCCGGCGGATGTAATTGCCGTTCTGCCAGACTCCCGTGATGATGGTGCGGTCTGGCTCAGGATGATTGGCAAGTACGGCATCAATAGATGCGGTCAGGCCGGCAAGATCAAGGATT